CTAACGTTGGATTCTCACCATTCCCACTCCACGGTGAACAAAAGACTGGTTCAACCATTGCCTTGAGTAAGAAACATGTAGTATACTCTTATACACCAGCTGAAGACTTTGTATCAAATTACAATCAAGTCTTTGGTTCCGGCATCGTTCTTCCACCAACACAACAAATCATCACAGGTTAATGACAACATTCTATACCAATGTCCAATCTATTGGTAACCAGATTCTATATCGTGGCGTTCAAAACGGTCAACGTGTAAAAGATAGAATCAGTTACTCTCCTTCACTTTACCTTGCCGATAAAAGTGGCAAAAATCTTTATAAATCACTAGACGGTGTACCTCTCAGACCTCGGAAATTCGATAGTATTGCTGAGGCAAGAGAGTTTGTTAAATCATTCAGAGATGGCCATGGTGACCCAATACCTGGCGCCCCTACAGTTTACGGTCAAGAGAGGTACGAGTACGCTTATATTGCGGATGAACATCCTGAGATGGTTGAGTGGGACCAAGACCATGTATCGATAGCAATCATCGATATTGAGGTTGGTTCTGAAAATGGTTTTCCTGACCCATACGAAGCCAATGAACCTATTACTGCTATTTGTATTACCTTTTTGAATGGTAAAACATGGGTCTTTGCCTGTGGTGATTATGAGACACAAGGTAATGAGTTATATGTTAAGTGTAAAGATGAATGGACTCTTTGTAGTAAATTCATGAAGCTTTGGGTTGACCAATGTCCTGATGTTGTGACTGGTTGGAATACTAAGTTCTTTGATATACCATATCTTGTTAATCGGTTTCGTAAGATTCTCGGTGAAAAAGATGCCAAGAAATTATCACCTTGGGGTTATATCTTTGAACGCAAGACAGTCATCAACGGCAAGCCAATGATTGCCTATGACTTGGTTGGTATCGGTGCGTTAGATTATATTGAATTGTACAAATGGTATGCTCCTGGCGGTAAGTCACAAGAATCATATCGTTTGGATGCCATTGCTCAAGTAGAATTAGGTGAAGGTAAAATCTCTTATGATGAGTTTGACAACCTACATGCTTTGTATCGATTGAACTTCCAAAAGTTTATTGAATACAACATCAAAGACGTTGCATTGATTATCAAACTAGAAGACAAGTTGAAGTTGATTGAATTGGCTTTGACTTTGGCTTATGACACTAAATCCAACTATGATGATGTGTTTGCACAGACTCGTATGTGGGATGCTTTGACATATTCTTATCTGTTGAACAAAAACATCATCGTACCACCAAGAATCATCAAAGAAAAAGATTCTGCCTTTGAAGGTGCATATGTGAAAGAACCACAAGTTGGTTTACACGATTATATCGCCAGCTTTGACCTAAATTCACTCTACCCCCACCTCATGATGCAGTATTCCATTTCACCAGAAAATCTTGTGGAAAGAAGTTATATTGAAGATAGAAAACAAAAATTAATCCAAGAGTTAAAAATCAGAAACCTATAAATAGGATATAGTAACTTGTTAATCAAAGGAGTGTATACAAATGAACTATGTTTATGTTTATAAGGACAACAAAAATAATCCATTCTATATTGGTGTTGGTTCTGGATACCGTGCATGGGCTCACTTAAAACCATCTTCATATATGCCATATGATGCTGAATATCCATCATTCTATGGTAGAATTAAAAAAATGAAATTGACTGGTGTGGAACCTAAAGTAGAAAAAATATTTGAAGGTGATAGAGAATCTTGTGAAAATTTAGAATCTGAACTCATACAAAAGTATGGCTTGATTAGTGAAGGTGGAATACTGTATAATGTATCAAAGAATACTGGTGGTAGAGTTCCTGGTAAAAAATATCCTATGAGTGATTCAACAAGAGAACGATACAAAGAAACTTGCCGAGAAAAACGAGTTTATAAAATTGAGAAAGATGAATTGCTTAAACTTTATATTGGTGAAGGTAAAACCAGAAAAGAAATTGCTTCAATATATGGTTGCAGTGAAGTGCTGGTCAAAAGTAGACTGAAAGAATATAAGATTAGGAAAATTAAATAATGTTTCGTAATGTAAAAGAATTAACAACCGAAGAACTTCAAAAAGAACTTCAGGCCATAGAATTGTTTGAGCAAGAAATTGGTAAAGTCAATGTTAACAATATGTTGACTAAATCAATTGATACTTCTTTTCTTGGTTCATTGAAATGCACACTCACCCCCAACGGCCAATTATTTCGTACAGACAAACAAGGCTTCTTGCCTAAAATGATGGAAGAAATGTATGAAGACAGGAAGAAGTTCAAGAAGTTGTATCTGCAAGCCAAACAAGAGTATGAAAACGAGAAAGACAATTCTAAATTATATGAAATTGAAAAACGAATTGCTAGATACAACAATCTACAACTCGCAAAGAAAGTATCCCTTAATAGTGCTTATGGTGCTTTGGGTAGTCAGTACTTTCGTTTCTACGATTTGCGTATGGCACTTGGTGTCACTACTGCTGGCCAGTTATCCATTCGTTGGATAGAAGCCAAGATTAATGGTTACATGAATAAGTTGTTGGGCACAGAAAATGAAGATTACGTTATTGCGAGCGATACTGACTCTATCTATCTCCGTCTTGCTGAGTTGGTCAATAAGTTTATCAATGACAAACATAGAGATACAAACAAGGTCATACATTTCATGGATCGGATTTGTGAGGATAAAATTCAACCTTTTATTGATAAAAGTTATCAGGAATTGGCTGAGTATGTCCATGCGTATGCTCAAAAGATGCAAATGAAACGTGAGGCATTGTCCAACAAAGGTGTGTGGACTGCCAAGAAACGTTATATTCTCAACGTGTATAACAATGAGGGTGTACAATATAACGAACCACAGATGAAGGTCATGGGTCTTGAGATGATTAAGTCCTCAACACCATCAGCGGTTCGTGATAAGATGAAAGAATCAATTAAGTTGATGATGACAGGTACAGAACAAGACATTCAAGACTTCATTGCCAAGTTTAGGAAAGACTTCAGTAATCTTCCACCAGAAGATATCTCTTTCCCTCGTGGCATGAATGGCTTGGCCACTTACTCTGATCCTGTTACACTATATAAAAAAGGAACACCAATTCATGTAAAAGGTGCTATTCTATACAACCACAATTTAAAACAAATGGGTCTTACCAAAAAGTATCCATTGATACAAGAAGGTGAAAAGATTAAATTTACCTATCTAAAGTTACCAAATCACTTCAAAGATACGGTGATATCCTATCCATCTCGATTACCTGTTGAGTTTGGGCTTGACAAATATGTTGATTATGATTTACAATTCAACAAGACATTTCTGGAACCCATCAAAGTAATTTTGGATTGTATGAAATGGAAAGTTGAAAAGACAAATTCTTTGGAAGACTTCTTCAGTTAAAAGGAACAATATGAGTATTCTTGACAAAATTAAAAAGAACAGCAGTATCAAAGAGTCTGCTATCCTAGCGAAATCAAAATTCTTTAACGACAAAGACATGATACCAACGGCGGTGCCAATTGTAAACGTGGCACTATCAGGTAAATTAGATGGTGGTCTAACACCAGGTCTTACAATGTGGGCAGGTCCATCCAAACACTTTAAGACTGCATTTTCTTTATTGATGGCCAAATCTTATCTGGACAAATATGAAGACGCTGCTTTACTTTTTTATGATTCTGAGTTTGGTACTCCTCAATCCTATTTTGACTCTTTTGGCATTGACACTAATAGGGTGCTTCACACTCCGCTTACTGATATTGAACAGCTCAAGTTCGATGTGATGACACAGTTAACCCAACTTGAACGTGGTGATAAACTAATCATCATTATCGATTCAATTGGTAATTTGGCATCAAAGAAAGAAGTTGAAGATGCTTTGGCTGAGAAATCTGTGGCAGATATGTCAAGAGCCAAACAAATCAAATCATTGTTTAGAATGGTAACACCTCACCTATCAATGAAAGATATTCCTTTGATTGTTGTTAATCATACATACATGGAAATCGGAATGTTCCCCAAAGCAATCGTTGGTGGTGGTACAGGTTCTTATTATTCTGCCGATAATATCTTTATCATTGGCCGTCAACAAGAGAAAGATGGCACCGAAATCACTGGTTATAATTTTATTATCAATGTAGAGAAGTCTCGTTATGTCAAAGAAAAATCTAAAATTCCTGTTACTGTTTCTTTTGACGGTGGCATTAGCAAGTGGAGTGGTCTTCTTGACCTTGCTCTTGAATCCGGACATGTGGTTAAACCAGCCAATGGCTGGTATAGTAAAGTAGATGAAGATGGTGTTGTTGAGGATAAAAAGTATCGTGTCAAAGAAACCGACACGGCTGCTTTCTGGACTTCTATTGTAGAATCCGAATCATTCAAACAATTTATCGAAAACAAATATCGTGTTGCTGCTGGCAGTATCATGCAAGAAGAATTGGAAGAAGCCGTAGAATGACTGAAGGAATAGATTACTGTTTCATCTATCCCAAAAACGATGAGACTACCGTAAATATTAAATTCTTAACTGGACCATACAAGGATACGGTATTCAAGTATGGTAAAGTGAAAATAAAAGAGGAACCTGACGGTGCTCATTTACTTTTTGCTTATGATGTGTTAGAATCACCAGTTATGAAGCCAAATAAATTAGAGAAGGATAATACCTTCAAAAACTACATTGGTGATTTATTGGTAGAGATAATGACTTCCAACATGGAACAGGATATAATTGATGAAACTAGAGCAGACGATATTAAAGAACCTGATTTATAATGATGAGTACATTCGCAAAGTATTACCATTCTTAAAGGCAGAATATTTTACTGACAGAACTGAAAGACTGATATTCAATGAGATCCTTTCATTCACGAATGATTACAATTCTTCACCAACGATTGAAGCAATTGCATTGGCCATCAAAGAAAAACGAAATCTCACAAATGATGAGGTGGAAAAGTCCGAAGCTTATCTTAAAGAGATTGTTTCAACTAAGCAAGAAGAATCCAAAATTCAATGGCTTGTTGATAAATCCGAAGCCTTTGTACAAGAAAAGGCAATATACAATGCAGTATTGGGGTCTATTTCTATACTCGAAGGAAAAGACAAAACCCAAGAGAAAGGTGCGATTCCCAAAATATTATCGGACGCCTTGGCGGTAAGTTTCGATAACTCGGTTGGTCACGATTACTTAGAAAACTCCGATGAACGATATGAATTCTACCACAGAAAAGAAGAACGAATCCCATTCGACCTTGA